GACTATACCACCTAATGTTATACAGCTTTTGAATTGTGTAATCTTCCATCCAAATTTTTCATACTGTAAGTCATTAATGCTTATGGTTCCCTCTAGTTCTGGAGAGAAGTTAGTTGCCCTAGTTATTCTGTCTTCATGATTACCAAGGCACATGTGTAATTTAGGTTTATATTGTTTCTCCTTTCTCTTTCTCTTGTTTGCATTTAGTTTCTTTATAGGTTCAAAGAGTTTAACTTGAGCATCTATAGTAGAGGCTACATCCTTTTTGTATCTCCTCCCTTCAAATCCTTTAGTACCTTTATCATAAGAAGATAGGCTTGGCATGTCTGCCATGTCTCCTAGACATAAGACTATATGTGGTTGCTTGTCCACTATCAAGTTTCCTAGAGCTGTGAACCTTTTGTTGTCATAGTCTGGAGATGCGTGAGGGTCTGGTATGATTAGTATGTTTCCTTTCTGTTTCATATCTCCCCTTGCTCTGGTTTGTACCAGATAATATAGTCTGTTCCTGATATATATTTTCTGGCTTTCTTGAGAAGTTTAAATGTTTTTATCTCTTTAAATCTTCCTCTTTTCTTTTCTACTATTGTAAACAATCCTTTCTTTGGTGAAAGATATTTTGGCTTGTGGTATTTAAGGTCTGAAGTATCTTCAGGTTCTCGCTCATGTCTAGTCGATATGTCCTCTAACTGATCACTCGTAATGGGTTTGAAAGGTCCGTTCCAATGCTGAAAGATTTCTTGTTCTTCCATTTTTATTCTCCTATATTCCACATACTCCAGTTAAACATTGTTCTTCGCTATTGTCCTCAAAGATAACGCCACGTTTTGATTTAGCTTCTTCATAGTCACACGGTGTGATGGGTTGTCCTCCTCTGCTACCATCTGGATACAGGGTAAGGCCTCTTAATCCATGCGCGTACTTAGATACTATCTTAGCAAAGTCTTTTACCTTATCTTCATTGTTTAGTTCTGATCCCCATGTAGGCAGGTTAAGTGTGCTGCTTATAGCATGGTCTACATATTTCTGGAGATCGTATTGAAATTTTATTCTTCGCTCTGGGTCTCCTGCGAGGTCGATTGCCGATTCGATTTTGTCAGGGCTGACACCTGTTTCTTTAATAATGGATTCTGCTGTGCCGTCAATAACAAACTGATACTTCCATTTTGTTCCATCTGAAAGGTAGCGCCTCCTGTAAGAAGTGGCGTATACAGGTTCAACTCCAGAGGTAGTTCCAGCGATGATCGCAATTGTACCTGTAGGAGCAATTGCTCTATACCCTTTAGGGCGAGACAGGTAAAATCTATCACAGTGTTTGTTTGCACTTCTTTCAGATTCATCTCTGTATACCTTCAACCATTTCTTAAGCTCGTCATTAACTTCATATTTGTATCCTCTCTTTAATAGCCATTCATGCATTCCCATTAGACCAAGACCCAGCCTTCGGTTCTTCTGTCTTACTTCGTATACTTTTTTGTATGGTAACTCAGCTCTTATTGTGCCACATACTAGAAACTTAGAAGCTATTCTAACTACGTCTTTGAATTCCTCTAGTGTCTCTATGTTAGCCATGTTAACGCTTCCTAGGTTACATACGTCAGAATCTGTTTCGCTAGTTATTTCTGTGCACGCGTTACGTAATGTCTCGTTCTCTTGTGCTCCAAAGTTAAAGCTGAATCCAGGCTCACCTGTCATCATAGCCTGTTTGGTATTGTTAATGAATACTTCTGGTATGCTAGATTTTTCTAGCTCTTTCAATAAAGCATCATCATAGTTCAATGATATATTCATCATGTCTAATGGGGCGGGAAAGTTAAAGTCTAACTTTTTAAGATCAGACATTGTATATTCTTTTTGTTTACCTATTTGTATATCATGCCAGTTCTTTACATGAAGTAAGTCTCCCGCATCTTCATGTTGCCAGTTAAGGCTTCCATATAAAGCGGATCGCCTTGATCCACCTTGCATCACGTTCCTTCCCACTTCGTTTATAGTGTGTAGTAATGGAATCGGGCCCGATGCAACACCTCCCGTTCTTCGCAAGCGCCTTCCACTTGGCCGGGCAATGCTTACATCTATTCCAATTCCACCTCCAGTCATCAAGCATGACATCGCTCTCTGCGTTAGGTGTGCCCATTCTTCTCTGCTGTCCTCCTCAAGTCTAAGTAGATAACAGTTGTTCCAGAAGCTTGCATCTCTACCTGTGTAGTAAATATATCTTCCTCCCGGCATAAACTTAAAGTCACATATAGTATGTACTAAGTAATCCATGTCTGACTTGTGCATAATAGGATCTTCTCTACCGTCTCTTGATCCACACACATCATTAACTATGGTAAATGCCCTGTTAGGCCACGTCTCATATGGTGTAGAGGCGTACTTAGTCTTAAAGATTTCTTCACCTAAGTCAGTTTTAAATTCTGTCATTTAGAATCTCCTATATATTTTTCCTTTAAGTTATTTTCAATGGCATACTTTTTATATTCTTCTAGTGTCATGCCTGAATGTCTTTCAAATACTTCTGCCCATGTGTGATCGCCCGATGGAGCATACTTATCTTGCATAGGCCAGACCTCTCTAGCCAAGAAGTATATCTTTCTTCGCTGTCCTTCTTCGTGTGCCTCTTTATCAAAATGGTAAGTCATCGCCTGAGTGTACTACGTCCGGTCCTCGTATGTCTGCCATTTCATCTCTTACATTCTTAGATACTTTTTTCTTTTCCTCTGGGGTCCCTATTACTTCCTTATAGGCATCAGGGCTATTAACCATCTGCAACATTTTGCCTTGTATTTCAGTGACATACTTGTCAAGCCCGTCCTTTCCAGTATATTTCCTGTAGTTTATATTCCCTTCAATGTATAGGGTAGTTCCTTTGCCAACGTAACTATCAACTACGTCCGCTTGTTTGCCATAGAATATAATGGTATGCCAATCAGGTTTAGCATACTCACCCATTCCGCTCTCTGTTACTAGTCCAACTTGTGCAACCTTGGTTCCATTGGTTGTCTCTCTGATTGTTGGGTCTTTCCATACTCTACCAAGTATGATTGCTTTATTAATTCCTTTCATCATGGTTCTCCGGCCAATATTTCTTTATGTTTTTCCAAACTTCTAGAGAAGATTCAAAGATAGTCCAGTATCTTTTCCTGTCATCATCAGGCCATTCATGAAACACTACTAGACCAGGGTTAGTGCTACTTATAAATATATTAGCTATTCTTCTTTTATGTTCTCTATGATCTGTTGCGTAAGATGTGTTTAATCCTACATCGTATGCTACTAGTTGGTAAGCCATAGATTCATATTCTAGCTTTTTATGATCGGCATCAAACTCTTTAGTTTTAAAATCTATTACCCATTCTTTAGAGCTTAAGTCTATTTTGCCACCATAGTCTATAGCGTTGAATGATTTCTCAGGTTCCCAGTCTTGGTCGCCACAATTTATCTGTAGGATAGCCCTTACAGCTTCAAACATTTCTTTGTGGTCTTGGTTATGCGGGGCTTCTCCAGTAGTGAAGGCAACCTCTAACATATTGTGTATTATATTACCACGCTCTGCTGCTTCTTCTGATTCTTGCTTGGAGTGTGCTAGTATTCTCTTTGCGTATTCCTCATATGTCTCACCAACATGTCTAGCTACTGTTATGGCAGACTCGATTGCCTTGTTTACTTTCCACGCTTCAAGCCCGGGTTTAGTAAGTATATCTAATACTGATGTAACTGATGGAACCCAGCCATATTTTCTAGCATCTCTTAGTGTGGTTGGCCTAAGCCCTCCCTTCTTAGAGGGGGTGAAGTGTTGGGGTTCACCATCTTTATCATACCAGTGCATTTAATTCTCCTTACGTTTGAAGTCATCTGCTTCGTCTTCGGCATATACTCCATGCTTGTATGCTCCGCATAGCTTGAGAACAACTCTTGCTAATGCACGTTTTTCTGCCATCGCCATAGGATATTTACTAGAGCCTTTATTAAGGTTAGCATCTGATGCTTCTCCGTATGTTTCGGCATATAAATCTTTTGAAGTTCCCATGGCCTTTACTACTATAAATGATGGGGTTATTGAAACGGCTTCATAAGTAACATTAATATCATTATTGTATTGTATTTTCTCTATGCCGGTCCTAGTTATAATAGCGATCTGCTTTCCGCCAAGTGGTAGTTTAAATATATCCTCATCAATATTAAGATCATTGACCTTTACCAACTCGTTTAAAAAGTCACGCTTGGTTTGTGCCATCCTGATTTCTCCTCTTTAGATTTTTGTTCAAGGTATTCAAAGAAGTCGTACTGAAATTTTTGCTTGTTTAATTTGTCAAGCCATGCATTGTATTCTTCCTTGTATAGTTCTTCCTGTTCTTCCAGTAATCCCCACTGCTGTACTGTTTGTTCAAATTCCATTTGACCATCTGGGTCTGGATGATCCAGGTCATCTGTCCAAGTCTCGATGGGCATACCCATAGTCTGCTCCTATGCTTTCAACTCTTTCCATGTATTCTGCAAACTCTTGTACGGTTAGAGAGGATGTTTGTTTAGGTATAAGATGTTCTTCTCCCGATAAGGATTTAATATTCTCCCACCCTAAGATTTCTATTGACATCATCTTATGCAGTTCATCTGCTGTGTGTCCAGTGTGTGATGCGAACCCTCTTAGGATTGCCCAGTATCTATTGTTTTGATCTACTGATCGTTTACTCTTGTGCTCCCTTATAATCACCTCTGTAAGCA